AATAATTTATAATTTATTAATAGAATCAATATAACTATATAAATCAATAAACAACATCTCCGACTACCTATTACGCTAGAATTAGTATAATTTATGAATTTCTAACATTCTCCATCTTCGCCAGTATATCCTGTATTACATCATTATTTTTACAAATCTTTCTTAGCTTTTTTATTATACCACCATATCTTTTTTTATTATTTTTGTAATCTATATTTCCGTGCATAGCCTTATGTACCGCAGACTGCGTTATTCCAAGATGTTCCGCGATCTGATTTTGAGTTTTCCCCATAAGTCGCATCATTAATATTTTCTTTTGGTGACTAGTCAGATAATCTCCATTTATAATATCGTAAAGCTCATCCAAAAGCTTTTCTCTTAATGCGACTATTTCATCATCATATGCATTAGAGCGCAATATTTCTCCAATACCACGTTCTAATGGAAAGTTGTTTAACTTTGACGCATCAAACCCAATTTCAACAATTTTATGTTGATATCTTTTACTTCTTCTTGTCCTTCTTCCCATGCCTCTTTACCACACCCCTGGTATTACCGGAGTAGTGTGCTCCCACAAACTGTCCGAAGTCTCTTCATTTGAAAAAAATTCATCAACATCTTTAAATTTATCATCAATCTTTAAAAACCTAAGCTTAATCCCTTTATTTGAAAACTTAGAATAAATTCTTTCTGTAGATATAATTCCTGCGTCATCTGCATCAAGCAGAAATGTTATTTGATCAGTATACTTTGCTAACTTAGTAAAATGATTTGATGAAAATGCAGTTCCGCAAATTGCTACACAATTTTTTATTTTATTTTTTATCATAGAAATATAATCAAAATATCCCTCTACTACAAAAACGTTCTTTGATCTTAAAACATGCTGTCTGGACTTATTTAATCCAAATAATATGTTTGATTTTTTATAACTACTATTTTTATATTTTGATATTCCAAGCGAAGACCTTTCATCCTCACTCATAACAACCCTTCCGCTAATTCCAACAGGCCTGCTATATTCATCATGTATTGGAAATACTAAAGAATAATAATCAGAAAAAGAACTTCCGTTAAAATCAAATATGTTTAACTTAAGCATTATCTCTTTATTTACAAATTTAGATAAAGTATTTACATTTTGAGGAAAATATCCTATTTTAAATTCCTTAACGTCATCCGCGCAGATACCTCTTCCGTTTAAATAACTCATACACTCTTTAGAATGTATTAAATTTTCATTACATATCTTGAACAGTCTGGCGAGTTCTGAAAAATTATTCATATTCACTTCCGTATTCTTTAATGGCATTAGCCATTTCTTCTGAAATATTTATACTGCATTCTCCATCACAATGCATACCTCGTGGCCCAAATTCTCCAATAGTTGTTTTTACATCTTTTTTGCACTCTCGACAGTTAAAGACAAAAGAGCTTATACTCTTTTCTTTGAAAACATCATTATTAAACTCCATGCAATTTTTTGCAAAATCAGATATATCATTAATATTGTCCCCGCATACGTCGCAGATTACCTCCCGCGTATCTAAGTTTAATCTTGCATTAGTTGTTCCATTATTTATATAGCAGCCTTTGTTGCAATTAACAATCATTTTAAAGCTCAATACTTTTTATTAATGAATTTTCTTCTCCAACCTCTAAGTTAAGCTCACTTTGACCGTTATTAATATATAAATCTCGCACAGAGTTTAAAAATTTGTCGGCCAGAGCGCCATTATCTTTTAAATATTGCAAAGCATTACTTCTGCCGACAACCTTGTCGTCATTTATTAAATAAGTTTTATTATTCGGCCTCGTTATTTTTCCAAACTCAACACATAGGTCTAGCAACTCTTCTTCAATATTTACGATACCCTTTAAATATTCAACTGTATACTCAGAAGTTCTGAACGGACTTCCAACCTTATTCTTGCCAATTTTTGCACGAACTTTGTGTCCAATCCTCGCTCCTGATGTATCACTTACAATATTATCTGCTCCAGACATAGGTCCCATATTTATCATCAAGCTACACGCATGTTTTAGAGCTTTCCCTCCGGGAGATGACGTTGGATCCCCAAACATTTGTCCCAAATTCACTCTTACTTGGTTTATACCAACAAAGGCAACATTTGCTTGCGCCACTATTGGTGTTAACTTCTTTAACTCTGTTGATAAAAATCTAGGAATTGGAGCCATATTTGCTTTCCCGATATCTGCAGCCACTTCAAGCGGAGTATTTAAAACGGCTATTGAATCTAAAACTATTATACCAAGATTTTTAAATCTCGGATCGACGCCTTCCACCACATAGTCTAGTATGCCTTTCATATTTTTACTAACTTTTTTAGTTACACTATGTACTTTAACTGTCCCTATTAGGCCTTCGAATATTTTCTTCGCGTCATTAGTCTTTATCACCATAACCCTAGCTGTATCAACCCCAAGACTTGCGGCCCAGGCCGGATCATAAGTGTACTCTGCATCTATAAATAAGGCTGTATTGCTAGGATCTTCATCCAAATAACTTTTTATGCACGAAAGAGCAAGCATTGTCTTCCCGGAACTTTCTTTTCCGGCAAACTGCGTTATCCTGCCCCTTGGTATCCCGCCTATACCAATAGACCTGTCAAGCGACGGACTACCTGTGCTTATAGACTCAAATGTCCCTATTTTAATATCACCATTTAGAAAAACAGTATCAGACCCAAAAAATTTTAATAACTCTTTTTCTGCATCACTAGCGTCCAATCGTTTAGCCATCGTTCCTCCTAAGCTTATTTAATACTTATGATTCATGCCAGTGTCACTCGGCATTCTCCATCCTGCAGGCGGTTGCCATCCAGACTCGTTTTCTGGCATCTCTGCCAAAACGACCTCTGTTGTGATTAACAAAACAGCTATACTAGAAGCATTTTTTAACGCAGTTTCGGTAACCTTTTTTGGGTCTATAACCCCCATCCTGTACATGTCTCCAAATTTATCATCTGCTGCATTATATCCATAACTTTCATTTCTAGATATTCCAGATAATATCTTCTCCTCTATTACTCCAGGATTCTTACCAGCATTTATACATATCTGATGCAACGGACGCTTACACGCGTCTAATAATAAGTTGGCAGCGAGCAGATACTTCTCGTCAAGGTCTGAGGTGTCAACTTTATTTGCAGCAACAAGCAGCGCGGTTCCTCCGCCAGGAACAACACCTTCGGCTATTGCTGCGCGAGTTGCGAAAAGAGCGTCATCAAGTCTATCTCCCTTCTCCCTAAGCTCAAGCTCAGTAGAGTAACCAACCGTTATAACAGCAGCTTTGCTCGTCAAAAACGATATCCTATCCCTAACGTCTTTTCTGTCAACCTCACTAAGGATCTTATCCTTATCTTCATCATAAAGAGCAAGTCGTGCTTTTACATAACTTTCATTTCTATTTGTATCAAAAAAGGTTGTAGTCCACTTTCCAACAACCACTCTTTTTGCGAGCCCGAGATCGTCAATAGAAACATCTGACATCGTCAGTCCTGTCGAGTCCCCCACAACTCTAGTGCTTAATAACCCCGCCAAGTCTTCCAACCACGCATTGGGGTTTCTTGGAAAAGTTGGAATCTTTACGCAGCAAACAGATAGCCTTCCAACTGCCTTATTCTTTATAAACGTTGCAAGCGCTTCCTGCTTTACATCCGGCGCTATTATCAAGATTGGAGTATTGTTTGCAGATAAATCATTAAATAATTGTAAGCAATCTGATACATGAGATATCTCTCTATTGCAAATCAGAACTCTACAATTTTCAAAAGCACATTCTTGACCCGACTCTCCCTGCAAAAAAGAACTTGATAGATATCCGGTCTTTAACTCAACCCCATCAATATAGCGTATTGATATCCCGTCACCCGGCGCAGCTTCTGCAGCAACAGTCCCGGTCCAACCAGCCATATCAAAAGCTTCGGCTATTTTGGAGCCCATAAGTTTGTCATTATTTGAAGATATAGTCGCTATATCTTGAAGAGCACTTGCGTCCTCAACCTTTACGGTAACTTCGTTCAAATTCTCCACAACTCTTTTTGTTGCCCAGTCTATACCATCTCTTAAGGCAAGTGGGCAGTAGCCAGCCGCAACTAACTTTAATCCTTTTTTAAATATTTCATGCGCCAAAATCGTTGCCGTGGTGGTTCCGTCTCCAGCAACATCAGCTGTCCTTCCCGCAACCTCCTTTACCAACTGGCACCCAAGCTCTTCTAATGGATCTTGAAGCACGATCTCTCTAGCGACAGAGACTCCGTCCTTTGTTATTGTTGGAGCGCCAAGAAACTTCCCTATAACTACGTTTCTTCCTTTCGGCCCCATAGTCACGGATACTGCATCTGTAAGCTTCTCTACTCCTGCAAGAATTTTTCCCCTCGCTTCTTCACCAAACTTTATTATTTTTGCCATTATAAATACTCCGATATTATATGAGAAAGTGCTACTGCTATTGCATCTGTTTCGTCATAACACTCTTTTCGTATAGCGTTATTTCTGTTTTTTATAATACTAAAATCTTTAAAATTTTCAATAATAAAGTTAAACATATCATCTTTAGATACTATCTTCTTATTGTAATGTTTTGAGATCTTAGACCTTATTGAGGATACGGTATATCTATGTGATTCATAGCCAAGCATCCTCAGGCAGGCAAGCGCAGACAGCTCATTAAAGACTGATAAAACTATAATAGTATTAGCGCTACTACGTCCAGACGCAAACTTATTTGCATATGCCTCAATAGCTACGTCATCTGGCTGCAATTCTTCAAATAACTCATTTACCTTCTCAAACGCCTCATTAAGCCTATACGTTAATGAGCCGCTTTTTGATGGCGGTGGCTTTATATGCCCAGAAGCCTCTAGGGTTACGTGCTCTTCTTCATACCCTAAAATCGCCCACCCTATTGTTGACGAAGAAACATCTAGCCCAAGAATCCTGTTCATAACTTCCTTCAAAATAAATAAGGGGGTATACATATGTATACCCCCTTATTTTAAATTTTACTCATCAAAGCTAAATTCGAAATCTTCGCCCACTGTCTCAGTACCAGTACCACCAGTCGTCGGAGTTGTTGCGCTGTCAAGCGTCCAACCCATAACTTCCACAACATCTTCAGCTGTCGATGGAGTAATAAGCTTATCAAGGTTGACTCTGTCATTAAATTCTACAAACTTATCCTTGAAGGAGCCATCCAAGGCCTCCTTGGGGTTCGGAGTTACGTTATAGAGCGGCTGAGAGCCCTTCGGACCTCGTCCAACACTTATGTCATACTGCGTGACCTTGCCCCACTTGGGATGGTTGTATAGGCCACGAATACCGTTGTAAATCTGGCTCCCAATCTCAAGCAACTTAAATGTATCGTCCCCTCTATCGAGCACCCTAACTAACCAACGAGCTTGACGACGAAATCCCTCATCTTCAAGGCGCTTAACTAATTCCGGATT